TGAAGGCGGAACCACAAAAACCAAGGTTCCACAGCATCCGCTCATGTTCTGGGCGGTATTCAGACATGTTCTCCGTCAACTGCCAGTTCATGTCATCTTTAACCCGTTCTGCCGCCTCTTCTTTTTCTTTATTGGTCTTACCAATTACTTTGGTATGAACAGGCCCAGAAGCTGGGAACGTTTCAAGAATCATTTCAGATTGGAATTTAATAACAGCTTCAGACATGATGCTGTGAAAAACTCCACAAGCACCTTTCCACGGTTCTGTGCGGTCTTCCATCCGCATTCCCAACAGTTCCATCCCATCGGTAACTGTTTTCTCCCAATCCCGCCTTGATGTCTTATCAATCCTAATATCATCCATAATGGATGATGCCAATGCTTGAAGAACATTTGAAGGGATTATTTCCGCCAAATTCTGTTTAAACTCGTTATCTTCAACTTCTATTTCAACAATCGTAACCTCTTCGGTCGGCAGTTCTATTTCAACTTCCGGGGAATTGTTGATTTCGTCCAACGTGATGGGCCTGAGAGTTTTTTCCATGTTCCGCCTTAGTAGTAAGCCTTAACCCTGCGTGGTTTTGGTTCTTCATAATCATCAGAAGCAATACGAATAAAGCCTCCCTGACGGTAGCGCATTAATGCTTGGCTCATTGAATCCACCAAATCATCGTGTTCGCCATTGGGAAAATCAGCAGTTTGCTCAATAAGCTCCCGCGCCCACCGTGTGTCTGGACACCATATTACCCCAGACGCAAAAAGGTCAGAGATAGCGTTTACACGCGCTATCTTATCGTTGCCTTTCGACGGGGTAAATTCTTGTACCGGTATACCCATCTGTCTTAGCTCTGATATCAAAGGATGTCCTGAAGCCTTGGCCTCAACTATGAGTGTATCGGGATTAAACTCTTTATAGTGTTTAAACGCAACATCTTTAAGCTCTGTAAACTCCATCTTCTCCTGAAAGGAGTCTAGGAGTATCACGTTCGGTAGTAGTTTCCCCGTCCTTTCATCGTCTTCTCTGTAGAAGACTCCCCAAGTCGTACAAGCTGAGTAGTCACTTCTTTCATTTTTAGTAAAGGCGGTATCCCAAGACTGAATAACAAACTCACACTCAGGCGGTCTGTCTTCTTCCCAAATATGCCACCACTCCCGCTTTATCAAAGCGGACTCAGAGGACGTAGGTTCTTGCTGGTATTGTGCCGCCCAGAATCTGGGGAAGATAGTAGCCCTAGTTGCTTCTAACTCTTCCAAGCTCCAGAACTCAGGCCACAGAGGTAAGCCTGAAGGCATAATTGCTGGAAACTCAATCACCTCCCACTGATCTGCATCCGGGTTCTTTGCCGCATATTCCAGCAATTTACCGGTCAAGTCCCGTTTACCCCAACGGGTCATAATCAATAGAATAGCCCCTCCCGGCTGTAAACGTTGCCGTGGGCCGGTCATATACCAATCGTAAACCCCCTCAAATGCTTCGGGGTTTAAATTCTTACCATCCTGCTCTGAGTGGGGGTCATCTATGACGATCAAGTCACCGCCATAACCAGCCACAGCACCACCAACCCCTACAGCAAAGTAAGTACCACCTTTGTTTGTAGCCCATTTACCAGCCGCTTGAGAGTCAGCTTGTAATGCTACATTGGGAAAAACGGCGGCAAATTGTGGCGAAGCCACCAAGTTCCTGACCTTCCGCCCAAACTCTAAAGCCTTATCTGCTGTGTGTGAGGACTGTATAACCTTTTTATGTGGAAACTTACCCATAAACCAAGCGGGTAACAAATAACTCCCAAACTCAGACTTGGTATGTCTAGGCGGCATATTAATGATCAACCTCTTAATCTTGCCAGAGGCAATCCCCTCAAACTTTTCCGCCATAATCTTATGATGTCTACCGGAGATAAAAGACTCACCCCACATCAAATGGACAAAGTCCATGAAAGTCTGAGAAGCCTTACCTTCTTGTTCCGCCTTCTTATAAGCTTGCAAAAGCTTGAAAAGCTCCTCCTGCTCGTTAGCGGTCATCTTCCCCAGCAGTGGCGCTATCCTAGAGAAGTCTGTCATATCTCACCCCGCTAGGCTTCATCGTCCTCTTCTTATATCTCTCCTTATCCAATATCCCAAGGCTAGCCAAACGATCTACTATTCGAAGAATATTGTTCTTAGACTTCAATCCCAATCCCTGTGCTATGTCTAAACATGATGGCGCATAACCATACTGTTTCCAGAAGAATCTCACGTATAAATACACATCCCTTTGGCGTGGGGTCATAGGACTAGGCAACCCTTTAGTAATAAGTTTGCCACCCCCTTTCGTAATGCTACGGGGGGTGGGGGTAGTGAAGTGGTGGGTAATCAAAGGGGGGGCTTTAAATTTTGCTAGTAAAATGTGGTGGGCACACTGTCAAATCCTCGCGCTACGGCTCAATTCGACAGCGGGTGGTGCCTCCCCAGTGGGGTCAGCGTTACCAGTTCCTCCGATGCCTTCCCCTGTGGAATCAATGGGTTGCGCTGCATCGTGTAAACGTTGCGCGTCGTTTAAACCATCTGCATCGACTGTGTCCCCATCGTCTTCGCCGACATCGTCTGCATTGTTTAAACCTGTTGCATCTTCTATGCTGTTTAAACCGTCGTCGTGTTCAATCGTCCGGCCCTGTATCGCTTCGATCATCTGTTGGATTCGCTGGGCTATCGCATCTGCCCCGCCTATGACTGATATCTCTTGCCGGTCGGTAAACATGTTCGCCGTTTTACCAAGCAGAGCCAGTGCCTGTATTCTTGCGCTGTCACCTGCCGCAGTACTTTCCACGATCAACCGATCCAGCACATAGTCTCTACGTTGCGCTACTGTCATCAGCGAACCCTTGATGGCGGCAGCGGTCACGGCTTCGATAGCATTGCGAACCGCTGGCGATTTGCTTTCAAGTTCAGCACCGCGTTGTTGAGGATTGCTTGCCTTGGTCATGGTCTTTGACCATGCTTTCCCTTGGGAATCTCCGCTTGCCCTTGCCATCACATATCCCTTGTGCCTGCCCTGAACTCTGCCTAATGCATCCTTTAGCGTGTTCGCCTCTTGCTCTATTACCTTCCGTTGAATGCGTTTGGCTGCCGCGCTTCGCGCAATTCCCTTTGAAACGGGCGGCGGTGCGGCTTTTTGAGGGTCTTTTTTATCCATGATGCCAAGCATACCCGTCGCCGCTGCCTGTTGCAAGCTTATCTAAAATACAATAGTCAATCAATACAACGACTTACAATGAAAAGCCCTCAAAATCAAAATCTAGGCTACCACCCCCTTACCCACTCATTTTAAATCGCTTAAATCGCGTCCTATCAAGCCCAATTTTTATCAGTTCTGACGTCTATTCGCGGCTATGCCTGAGTGCTATAAATATATTTCATGTTTAGGTGTTATATTGTCAACCATATGTCATCGGCGGCGTTGATTTAAGTTTGTCGTGTTTACACAGGGGGCTTTATGACTGGCGAAATAGACGTAGAGGTGCGGAATATTTACGGGGTAACGACGCATTATCCCGCTTGCCCTGCTGCTGAAGTATTTGCGCGGCTGGCTGGCACTAAAACCCTGACCGCCCACGCTTTGCGCGACATCAAAGCGCTGGGCTTTCAAGTGCATTACTGCACTAAGGTGGACGGACGACTGATCGTAATCAAATCGGAGGCAGCATGATCAATCAAATATACGCGACGAGAGAGCAGTGGCTGGAAGCGGCCATAAATGAATTGTCTGGCAATTTTCTTGCCCTCGGGCATCAGCTTCCGGCGAAGATTCGACCGGCCTGTGCTTTCGGTTCAGGCGGCACCCGCAAGCGCAAGGGCGGAAAGCAGGTCGGAGAGTGCTGGCACTCTGACCGCAGCGGTGACGCGTCTTATGAAATTATGATCAGCCCAACAGAGGCTGATCCAGTGCGCGTCCTGTCGATTCTGACGCATGAGCTTTGTCATGCTGCTGACGGGCTGGCAAACGGGCATAAAGGGCCGTTCGCGGTGATGGCTCGCGGCTTGCACTTGGAAGGGCCGCTGACCGCTACGACTGGCGGCGCGGCTTTCGCGGCGATGGTCGCACCGATCATCACGACGCTGGGCGCTTATCCTCATGCAGCACTAGACACTAGCCAAAAGGCAACACAGACCACGCGGATGTTGAAGTGCAAATGCGCGGTTTGCGGCTACACGCTTCGCACGACTGCAAAATGGATTGCTCTTGGGGTGCCGCACTGCCCAGATTGCCGGTGCAGTGGTCATAGTAAGCAAATGTTGGTTAGCTAAGGGGGGGAATGATGATTACAGTTCAAGACCTATTGGGCTTTGCGAGCGGCGAACTGCTTAATGCAGTGGCCTCGCTTGGCCTGAATCCAAGCAGCACTCGCAAGAGTGATCTTATCGAAGTGCTGATCAAATCAGGCGCTACGTTGCCGCAGGTTAAGGCGGCGGCGCTTTCGGTTACGCCAAGCGCAGTGGCTGGCAAGGTTACCGACAGCGTCGATGCGGCTGTGCAGAAAATCAACAGCGCCCTGTCGCAGCAGGTGTCAGACCTTGAGCGGCGGCTACACGGCGAGATAACAGCAGTGCGCGGCGATATGCAGGATGCTATCGACAACGCAACAAAGGGCATCAGTGCACC